TGGCAATGCAGGCGCTCATGAATGGCCAGCTTACGGTTGCCAGCAATGGGGTAAACAACACGATTGTTTATGCGAGTGACCCAGACCTACAAATGCAGGCCGCTACTGACTGGTCTGATGAAAAGAATGCCGATCCATTCGATGACATCATCAAAGCCACTGACGAATTAAAGGCTAAACATGGTATCACACCTAACCAGATTCTCATGAATACCGCGACTTTCCGTCAATTGCGTAACAATGAAAAACTGAAAGCCACTTTGTATACTACAAACATCAATACTCAGAACGCATGGCTACCAGAATCAACGATCATCAATGCCATTATTTCTGAATTACATGTGGTACCAGTTATTTATGATCAAGGCTATCAAGACGAAGCTACTGGTAACTTTATGCCATTTGTTCCAGATGGCAAGATTGTATTGCTTAATGCACCAATTCCAAACGTTTATGCACGGACTGGCAATGGCCAAACTGGTGTTATCTCTGGTCAGCCAATCGGCCACATGGCTTTTGCACCAACTCCTGAAGAATTAGGGCTGCGAAACGGTAAGATCAATGCTGCTAATATCACATTCTTCGATATGGGTGTTGCTTACCATGAAGTTTATAACCAAAAGCTGGTTCAAACTGAAACAATTATCAGTATGAATGCTTTACCAGCGTTTGAAGGTTCACGGGCGGTCGTTCGGATGGACGTCAACAAGCCGGCTTCAACTACTGGCACAACTCCAACTGGCACTGGTTCAACTCCAAGCGGAACTGGCAACGGTTCGACCACTGGAACCGGCACCGGTACTGACTCGGGTACGGGAAAAAACTAACATCGCCGTCTCAACCAGGCGGCGTTCCTGATGAATCGTGGACTAACGATCAACTTAAATCGTATCTAGATTCTAAAGGTATTGCCTATAAGAGTTCAGATACCAAAGCGCAATTGTTAGCATATCTCACGCCAAACCTCGAAGCCACTTCGACAGATGATAAATCTGCCACCTTCGATGTTAAGAAATAAAACCAATAAGGAGGTCTAAATTTCATGGCTGATAAGAATTACGACATTCTCGATGATAAAGGCAACGTTAAAGCAAGCAACCAGCCTGCACCGATCACCGTGAGTGGTTTAAGTGCCAACACCACGTATTCAGGCTGGCAAGCCCGCTATACCGGTGAAAAGATTATGCAGACATTAGCCAGCTTTACTACGAAAGCAGCTCAAGCTGCACTCGCCAAACCATCTGCTCCAACTATTGCGGTTACTGCTGGTGATGGCAGTGCAAACTACACCATTACGGACGCAAATGTAGCTAGTGAGAAAGTATCAAGTCTGAAAGTATTGTATCAAGCAGACGGTGATACTGACTGGCAAACCAGCAACATCACTGATCCAACTAAACTCACCGGTTCAATCAGTGGCTTAATCAACGGTAAGAAGTACAACTTCAAAACCGTAGCCACTAATGCGACTGGCGATAGTGACGAATCAGCGGTTGTTTCGGCAACACCAGTTGCACCACTGGCTAAGCCAAGTGCACCAACGATTGCAATGACCGCTGGTGATGGTTCGGCTGATTATGCAATCACTGATGCCAACATCTCGAAGGAACAAGTTTCCAGTTTAAAGGTTCTTTATCAAGCTGATGGCGCCAGTGATTGGACGACCGTCAATATTGCTGACCCAACTAAGCTGACTGGTACGGTTAAGAGCTTGACCAACGGCACCGCATACAGCTTTAAGGCTATTGCTACTAATGCCAGTGGTGATAGTGCTGATTCTACGGTTGTCAAAGTTACGCCAGCAGCACCGGCCTCAACAACCGGCACTGGAACCAGCAAATAGCTTCCAATCAATTTAGTTAGGAGGAAATATGATGGCTGAATTTAACAAGGATGATTTTGAACGCTACACGGTTTTGCCAGGTGATTCTCAATACAGTATTGCCCAGCAGTTTAAAACTAGTGTCGGCTTGCTTCGCAAGATCAATGCCCGTTTAAGCGGCGCTTATGACGTTGTCGGGCGGAAGATTTATGTGCCAAAGCAAAAGTAAGGAGTGACTGATGTGGACGATGAAACGGTAAAAAAGATCACGCAACAGTTGCAGGCGCTTGACCCAGATCTAGTTGCTGACGTTACACCGGACGCATTCAAGTTGATCATTGATCGGGCTAATATGCTGGTATCAGCTTATAACCCGCCTGAAAGTGCTTATAACCAGCTTTTATTACTTGCGACTGGCGCTATTATCGATAATTTCGATGGTGATGCGCTGACAGCGGTAAAAATCAATAACATCCAGATAAATGCTGACACCTCAATCAGTGGCAACCCATGGCTAAGCGGATTTAAGAATTTACTCAGTGCGTTAGGGCTGTATCAGGCTGGGGTGGTTGGATTTTGAGCGGTGATTATGATGATTTGACCCGGGTGATCCGGGAATTTAAGCAGCTGGATAAATACAGTGTCAAAGTTGGTGCATTGAAGACGGGCGGCGGACGGTCAGAGGAATTTATGGAAATGATTGCGATGGTCAACGAAAAAGGCTGCCATATTAAAGCAATTAACCATAAATATCTGACGATTCCGACTAAAGATGCCGGTAGACGAACCGCTCGTGAGATTCCCAACCTTTTCTTTCACTGGACTAAGCAGCATCACCTGCCAACCCTTTGCCAAAACGTGAACGGTCAGGTAAAAATCATGTTTTATCTGAAAACTTCGGTTGATATTCCGAAACGTTCCTTTTTACGGACTACTTTTGATGAAAAAGAAGCCACGGATTGGACCAAACGGGTGGATGAATGCTTAAACAGGATGATGGACGGCGATATGACCGCTAAGGAACTTTACGCAGATCTCGGGAGACTAATGGTTAAGGATGTACAGCGAGCCATCTACAAAGCTACCCCTGGGAATTCGCCGCTTACCATTGCTAGGAAAGGTAAAGATACACCGTTGCGTGATACTGGTGCTTTGTATCGGTCAATAGATTGGGTGGTGGTGGAAAAATGAGTAAAGCAAAGCGTCTGTTACGGCAAATACCGAAAGTATTTCCGCAATTATCAGACCATTTCAAAATACAGCTTCCTGTTGAGCCCAAAAGCGATTCAGGAGGCTTTTTTGATGACACGCCGGATAATCAGACTGCACCAAACCTAATTGATGTTTACGACCCAATATTGCCGGCTGATGGGAACACATTAAATCTCCTGCTTAACCCCGGCGGCAATGTTGTGACTTATGCCTACCAGTGGTTTTCGAAAAAGGAATACCCGATGAAGACTTTGGTCTTTTACGATGGCATGAGTTTGGTCGTAAACCGCATTGATCCTTATAAAGTAGCTGGCTTTAGCATTTATTACCTCAACGATAGGAGTGACGATAAGCATGGCGTATAAATCAAAAACCTTTAACTGGCGCATACCTATCAACGCTGTCGTCAAGGTGGCCAAAGAGATCACGGGCTTGCCGGTGGTTGCTGAAAGCCAAGCCAACGACCAGGACGATTATCCGTTCATCGTGATGAGCATGGTGACTCCGAGAGCGTCAGTAACATCAAGTAACACGAAAACCAACGAGCTTTTCAATACTGTATTTCAGTTTGACTGTTATGCACGGAGCGAGGGTGAAGCGTTGTCAATCAGTGATGATCTGGCAACGCTTTTTTTAGATGTGAAATATCACGAAGAATTGAAAGATTCCGGTGTGATCGTCAATCGGGATTCGGCAACTGATACCTCAATTCAGAATCAAGAATTGACCTCGTTCATGCCGATTTCGATAGCAGGTTTTGACCTGAAAGTACAACTGCACCGGACTTACACCAGTGATTATCCAACATTGAATGAATTTAATTTAAACAAAGGAAGTGTCCAATAAAATGGCAAACAAAAAATTTATTGCCTTATCACCAGCCCATGTTTCAACGACTGAAACGCAAGTGGTTGCGGATCCAGGACAAAAGGGTGTCTTATATCCCAATGTCACTGACCATGACGGCTTAGAAACCTTCCGCAGCCTGGCTGATGTTGAACAGGTATATGATGCCGATTCACCGATCTGGAACCAGGCCAATGCCTATTTTGAAGGCGCGCCAGACGGACAAGTACAAGTCATGTCCGTTGATTCAAAGGGAGCACTGCTATCACACGCAACTGCTCCAGCATTAACCGCAACTACGACTGACAACAGCGTCACCTTCTCAGCTAATACACCAGCTGACGGCTCAACGCCATCACCGGCTGACTTAGTGGTTGACCGTCTGCTTAAGTACTACGGTGCTGGTTTTGAATACATCGTTTATCCAGTTGCCAGCGGTGATGAAGATGTTGCAGTGGCATTATCCAATTTCGTTGAAGAACAGGATATGGGCTATCTGTTCTTGAACATCACGACTGATCCAACTAAACCGGTTGACTTCAGTACGCTCGACCAAATCAAGGACAACCGTTCAACCAAGGTTACTTCTTTGAACTCTACCCTTGATCCAAATTTCGTTCTGGCAAGCAATGCACTGGGCAAATATGTTGAACAGCCGATCGGCTCAAACTTCAACTTCATTGACCAGCTGGGAGAAGTGCAGCCACAAGACCGGTACGAATTTGGTTATGACGACTTAGCTGCCTATGAGAAGTACAACGTGGCAACTTACGCCTACGAAAACAACACCACACCAATGATCACCAATGGTCGTTCCTTAAGCGGTGTTTCAACCGGGATCATGGTCTACAAGGATTATCTGACCCGCACGATTACCAACCGTGTGACGGATTACCTGGTTCAAAACAAGCCGCCTTACAACGCCGCAACCGTCAAGGCGATTATTTCCATCATTCAAGGTGTCCTGGCTAATGCCGTTTCCAACGCCAACATTGAAGAATTCAATATTCCGGCATTTGACGCTAATGCACTGTCTGACGAAATCAAGGCTACTGGCAAGCTGACCGGTATCAAGTGGTCATACAAGCCAATGCGCTTCATCGACCAGGCATGGTTCGAACAAGGCCTTGAACTGACCGTCAACGAATAGGAGGAGGAAATCTAATGGCACAAGTTGTACAAGATTTTACATCAGGTACTTGGGACACATGGGATGTGCGTGTCTTGATCGACCAGTACGAACCGCAATTGTGGTCAAACGGTGACTTATTTACTGCCACCTATGACAACGACAACGTCACTATCCAGACCGATGTCAAAGGCCATGGTATTGCTGTTATCCACCATAACGGGCAGGCTTCACTTACGGTTACTATTTCAGCGCTGGATGCTTACTGGAACACTTTGCTGAACACCTACGCACCTGAAAATACACACGTAATCGATATCACCACACCCGTTGAACATTTGCACACTGAAAGTGCATATCTGCCGAAATTACCAGATATGAACTCCGGTAATGGTGCACCAACGCGTGCGTTAGCTTACAAGTGCATCAACTTAGTGGCTGAACCAGCGCCACAAACTGCTGCATAGTACTAAACCAGCCGGTTAATCCGGCTGGTTATACATACCCCCAATCGGGGGATATAACCCCGATACTGGGGAATTTTTTTATTTCTAGGAGGAAATCAATATG